TACAAAGGAAACTTCGTCTCGTAAGCAAACGGAAGTTACATCCAATGTTAAGAAAAGAATCGGTGGAGATGATATCCAAGAAGTAAATGAAACACTAGAAGCATATGATAAACAGAAAAATGAACAATTAAAAAAAGTCGAACAAACATTACAATCTGATAGTGTTAATTCACCTAAAGCTAGATTAGAAATGCTTAGAGTTCAATTGATTGATGCTAAAATTAGACGGACTTTATGTAAAAATAATTATATGACAATTCAAACGGACACCTTATCATCGGAACAATCAATACGTGATGCTAAAGAATGTTGGGAAAATTCAGAAGAACAAGTTATGATACTTGTATCTAAAATAAATTTTTTAAAAAGAGAAAATAATGAATAAATACAATAGGAAACAATTTATAAATAATATCATATGGATAGTTGTATTAATATTGTTAATTCGAGAATGTGTTAATTATTTTTAAAAAAATATATAAATAGTTATATCGGAGGATATATTATGATGATATTAGACTTTTTGTTTGGTAAGAAACCTACAGTAGTTCAAGAAAATTCTATAGTTATAGAAGATGTAGATGAACTTGTGGATGATACTACACAAACAATCTCTATTATAGATAGAGATGTTGAATTACTTAATAGTATGGAAATCACCGCAATTTATAGTAGTGATGATGTTAAAAAAATAAATAATAATTTATAGAGGAGACTATTATGTCAGAAGAAATTAGAATTGTAGAAGACCCTTGTGAGGGTGGAAAATGCCAAAGTGAACCAAATCTTTGTAACGACTCAACATACTTTTTCACAAGAAGAGGTAGACGTAGACCATTCACAAATTTAGATTCAGGTGATACACAACTTGGATGGGCGGTTAATGAAGGTAAAGCAAAATTTATTAAAATTACTTGGGATGATAGTGATGATGTTGTAGAGACATTAGTACTAACTAGAAATGGTCGTCCTATAGAGTATGTAACTATTGATGGAAGTGATGAATCACCAAAATGTATTCCTATTAAGGAAGAGTTTTGTGATTGTGATGTGATGAATATTAAAGAAGTTCCAGGTGGATGTAGAACTCCTGAAGATATTGATAATGCTAGAATTCCAGATGAAGAAGGACGTTTTCCTTTTAAATGGAAACCTGCTTGTAGTATTAATGTTGTTGTCGAATATGAACGTGATTGTGATATCCACTTCCTTCCAGAGGGTGATGGTGTTGCCGAAGCTATAGATACAACAGGAACTACATCGGTTGTCAATGGTGCTACTTGGTACACTAGATCATTAGATACTGAGAGAAACAACACTCTTGGTGGATTTGCTGTATTTGATCCAATAGAATCAACATATGAACTTGGATTTGGTGTATATAAAATTTGGTATGAATCTGGTATTGAATTTGATCAATCAGTTAATGTTGCATATAATGTTAAACTTCAAGAAAATGTTGATGGTGCTGGTTGGGTAGATATTGTTCAATCTGGTAATGTAGACTTTATTCTTGCTGGTGATGAAGGTAATGTATCTGCGGGTCGTATGATAACTTATAGAATTCCTCATGGTTCTAGTGTTAAGATTCGTATTCAAGAGAAAATTACTCAAGATACATCTATTCAAAATGCTACTGGTGGTGCTGGTATTGTTATTGAAAGAGTTGCTAACGGGATTGCTACTATGGCATCTCTTCACGCTACCGTATAATAAATATAGCACATAATATAACTTTAATGGCTTCCGATAGAAATGTTGGAAGCCATTTTAATAATTAATATAAATAATAGTGTTAAGAGCTTTTATGAATTAGAATGGAGACAATAGATGGAAACTCTGTATGAAGATTTATTTTCTGATGTGAAAGGAATGGTTAATAATAAAAAACGTCAAATGGGTATCGATACTGCTGAGTATAAAGCTGGTAAACATGATGACGAAACTATGACTAGTGATTCCAATTTCAATAACGGGAAAATGAACCTAGATGATGAATTTTGTAAAAGACTCGTTGGGTATCTTGAAAAAGAGATGGATAAATCTTTTCCAGGTCATACTAAATTAAAAAGTGTCTTAAAACACGAAATACGTAAAGTTATGAAGAATGGTGATGAAAACGATATAAAAAAAGTTGTAGAAAAAATTAGAGATATCATTCTCAAAGAAAAAGTAAAATTTATAGATAATATTGAGAAAAAGGTATCTAAGATTCTTATTAGTAAGTAGCCAAGGAGATTCCTATGAGTTATCATGATTATTTAAACAAATTTTCTAGTAAAGAAGAACTTGTATCAATTATAAAAGAAGATATAACAAATTCTAAAGATTTTGTTAATATTTTTCTCGGATATACATTTGAACAATCCGATGAGGATAAAAATTTACTATTCAATGAAATTATAGACAAGGTTGCTAAAACTATAGTAGAATCAAAAAATATAGAGGTATAAATGGATTCACAACAACAAATATTAAATCTAGCAAAAAAGAGAGAAAATCTCCAAGATCAAGTAAATAAAAAGAAAAGCCTAATTGCGAATATTCAAGATAAAATTGGTGGATACGAAGAGCAAATACAACAAATAGATAAGCAAATAGCTACTATTAAATATCGTGATGCTCAACAAGATGCACAATTAGCAAAAGAAAAAGAAAAGAATTCTGATAATCCTATGGAAGTTGAAGAAGAAGCTGATGCTGCAATTACTACAGGGGCATTAGATGCATCATCTCAATCAGTGGGTGGAGATTATGGTGGATGGAGACATTATTCTAAAATTGGAGATACATCTACACGTAAAACTCCTAAAGTTAAGAAAGCTAAAAAGAAAAAAAATATATATAAGTTTATGGAACATGTTTGGGATGAAACTATTGATAATGGAGAATAAATAATGAATATACCTATTTTTGGTGGAGATAATCCATTTGCAAAATATTTTAGATTTGGGAGAATTACCGATTCTAATGTTAAAGATAATATAGAAGAACGAAAGAATAGTCAAGGATATTCTCAAGAAGAACTTGATTTTGGTTTTGCGTCTTATTGGAATTATGGTATAGGATCTCCTGATAATTCTGGGTATGGAATGTCCTCTATTAGTATACAATTTGACCAATATTTTAGAGCAAAAGCTCAAAGAATTTTTAAATATAGAGAAATGTCATACTATCCCGATATTAATGATGGGTTGGATATGATTTGTGATGAAGCAATGGTTGAAAATTCTTTTGGTGATTATATTGAATTAAAATTAACCGAAGAAGTTCCAGAACATATAGAAGAACAATTACGTGATTATTGGAGTTATCTAATTAATGATGTATTTGAATTAAATGATACTGGTTGGGATTTGTTTAGACGATGGTTGGTTGATGGTGAATTATATGTTGAATTGATTCTTGATGATGATGGTGATGACATTATTAGTTTTAAAGTATTACCTCCACAAACAATGACTCCTGTATATGCCGATAATGAATTGATAGGGTTTGTACAAACTCCTAGTTATGCTTATGGTGTAAATGATGGTGGAGCATCGGGTAATGTTGATAATGCTGGTTATGGTGATAATGGTACGGGATATAATGACGATACATCTAATGAAGCTAATAGTGATAATAATGAAGTTAGGTTTGATAAAGATCAAGTAGTTTATATCAATTATGGTGAAACTGGAAGAAATAAATTAGATGTTCGTGGCTTTTTAGAATCTAATATAAGAATATATAATCAATTAAAATATTTAGAAGATGCTGTAGTTGTATATCGTATTGTTCGTGCTCCTGAAAGACGTATTTGGAATGTTGGTGTAGGTAAGATGCCTAAAGGTAAGGCAGAACAATATATACAAGGTTTAATTCAACGTTATCGTAAGAATGTTTATTACGACCCATCAACGGGTGCTATGGATTCGTCTAGGAACTTTCAAGCTATGACGGAAGATTTCTGGTTTGCTAAAGATGAAAATGGAGAAGGAACTTCAGTAGATACTTTAGCAGGTGGACAACAATTAGGTGAAATGAATGATGTGTATTATTTCGAGAAAAAACTTCACCAAAATATGAAAATTCCTAAAAATAGATGGGGTGGTGCTAGTGATGATGTATCTGATGTATACACCTCTGGTAAAAGTGGAGAAATAACACGTGAAGAAATTAAATTTTCACGTTTTGTTAATAGATTACAAAAACGTTTCTCTGAAATGTTTATGGATGCATATTTAACATTATTGAGATTAAATGGATTTGATGATACATATATATCTGACACCTTATTTAGAATACAATTTACTCAATCTAATTTATGGAAACAATATAAAGAATTAGAAATATTAGAAGCTCGTTTTGGAATTTTAGGTGCTATAGAAACTTATATTTATAAACCAGAAGAAAATGATAACGGTCCATTCTCTATGGAATTTGTTCTTAAAAATTGGTTCTTAATGTCTGATGAAGAATATGAAGCTAATAAAGAGGCTCTTAGTAAAGAAAAAGAAGCTGCACGATTAGCTATGCAAGATGTTGGATTTGATGAAAAGGGTGAAGAAGGAGAAGAAGGTGGTGAAGAATTTGGTGGTGAAGCTGGAGGTGAATTCGGTGGAGGTGAATTTGGAGCTGGTGAAGAAGGTGGTGAAGAATTTGGTGGTGGAGAAGAAGGTGGTGAAGAATTTGGTGCTGCCGAGGGTGAAACTGGTGAATTTGATGCTGAATAATAATTGAATTGGTAAATAATATAAATACTTATGTATTAAACAACTATAGGAGACTAAATATGGATTCAATAATACAAATGGTTTTGGATAGTGATTGGACAGAACTTACGAAATATACTGAACGTAAGGCTGCTTCAAAAATATCTGAAAAGATTAATAAAAAGAAATCGGAAATTATAGCCAAATTAAATTCTGGTTATGATGATACTGATGAATAAGAAAGAGGTTTGCATATGAAACTTCTTAGAGAGTATGTATCATTTCAAGATATTAGTTTAATTGCTGAAGAGGTTGAAGGTAAAAAGAATTACTTTCTTAAAGGTCCTTTTTTAGAAGCTAATGTTAAGAATCGTAATGGTAGAAAATACATGCAAGAAACACTTGAACGTGAAGTTAAAGATTTTAATGAAAATAAAATTAAAACACATCGTTCAATGGGTGAATTAGATCATCCACCAGAGCCTACAATTAACTTAGATAGAATATCTCATATTATTACCGAATTAACAATGGATGGTAATGTGGGGTATGGTGTAGCAAAATTGCTTAATACACCTATGGGAAATATTGCTAAAGCTCTTGTAGATGATGGTATTCAACTAGGTATGTCTACTCGTGGTGTTGGTACACTTGATGGTGATATGGTAAAGGATGATTATAAACTTATTACTGTTGATATCGTTGCAGACCCATCAGCTCCTACAGCATTCGTTGAAGGTGTACTAGAGAATAGAGAATATATTGTTGGTGAAAATGGGGAAATTGTAGAAGCTGCTGTTAAACAACTAAAAGCTGATATGGATAAAACCACTCGACAATATAAGTATAGTAAATCTGATTTATCACAAGCAACTCTTGAGTATTTGGATAGTTTTTTAAATTCCCTACATGTATAATATGAGGGTGTTTTAGTAAAATATATAAATACTAATTGAGTATGGGTGAAGTCGTTAGATTTCTAATGAGAAACATAGAAGTTTCTCACAAAATCTTTTAATTATTCAATTTAAATTAAAAAAGTGGATAATTTAAAAAAGAAAATAATATAAATACTTATAAGGATATGATTTAGGAGGAATTTCTTATGTCAAAGAACATTACCCAAAAAATCAGAGAACTTTTAACTCCAGAAGATTTGAAAATATTAAAACTCAAGCTAAACTTTCGGATTTAATTCAACTTAAAGAAGAAGAATTAAAATCAAAATATGAAGGTCTTGCTGAGGAATATGTGAATCAAGAGGTGAATAAGAAGCTATCTGAAGAAAAAGCGAAACTTATTGAAGATTACGACAAGAAACTCTCTCTTCTTGAGCAGAAAGTCGTTACTAAACTAGATGCATACCTTGACCATGTAATCAGTGAGCAAATCTCTGATGAAATGCTTGAGCAAGTTGCAATAAACGAAACTCTTCAGCCTGTTGTTGAAGGTATTCGTGCTGTGTTTAGTGATAACCATCTTAAACTTAATTCTAAGGCTCAAGCTACTATTGATAGTTTAAGTAAAAGTCTTGAAGAAATGAAAGGTGAACTTTCTGAATCTATAGATAAGAGAATTCAGTTGGAAAGTAAGTTAGAGCAAAGTGCCGTATATCTTTTGATTTCGGAAAAAACAAATGGACTTAAAAAGACCGACAAACAAAAAGTTGTTGAGATGTTCAAGTCTAAAGATTTTGATGAAGTTGAAAAGAATATCAACAATTATCTTCAATTAATTAAAGAATCAACAAATGTGAAAACTAAAAAAACTACTAAGAAAACTTCTAAGAAACAAAAAGTTGCTTCAGTTAATGAAGGTGTAGCCTATTAAAGAGGACGTTACTATTGTAGATTTATCTAATAGATTTTTAACAGACTAAAAACAAGCTATATAAATATAGGGAGGACTTAATATGTCTAATTATAAACAACAATTGGTGAGAAAATGGGAATCTGCTAAAGGTCCTATGAGCATCAAAAATATCGAAGATCCTTACATTAAGGAAAACCTTGCGACTCTTCTTGAGAACCAAGAAAGAAAAGATTTTAACGGAAACCAAATTTTCCTTGGAGAAAATATCTCTGGTGATGGAGCAACAAGTACAGGAGCATTAGATGGTGCTTTTGGTTCAGGTTCTCTTCCAGGATCAGGTCTTCCAGGTGACGGTGGACCATCTAATTGGCAAGGTGGGGACTGGAGATTCCGTCCTGTAGCACTTGCTCTTCAAAGACGCACATTCCCTGATCTCTTTGCTAATAAAGTGGTTGGTGTACAAGCTATGTCTACTCCTGTGGGACTTTCATATGCACTTCGTTTTACCTATAACAAAAATGGTACAGGTACAGAAGCTGCGTGGGATGATGTAGCGAATAACGCTGGATATACTGGTAATAAAGATACTAGTCAAACTTTATTTGACATGGCTGATTCATCAGGAGCTCCTATTCAAGGACTAGTTTCTGGTACTAATGGTGCTGGTGAGATTACAAGTGCTGGTGAGAAATTCCAAATTTCGGATTCAAGGACTGAATGTTTATCAACTGTATGTGATGATGATAATCCTGAATGGAACCAATTAGGTCTTCGTATTGACCAACAAGCTATCGAGGCTCTTACTCGTAAACTTGCAGCATCTTTCTCTCTTGAGGCAGCTCAAGATATTAAGGCTATGCATGGTATTGATGTAGAGCGTGAGATGGTAAATGTACTTCAGTATGAAATTACTGCTGAACTTGACCGTGAACTTCTTTCAGCTCTTAAAAAAGTTGCTACGGATCCTACAAAAGAAGGTGCATTAGTACCTGCTGTAGATGTATCAGCAAACGATGATTTTGGACGTTGGAATGGTGAAAGATATATGAGTATCATCTCAGCTATCATTTATCAAGCTAACCAAATTGCAATTAGTACTCGTAGAGGACCAGGTAACTTCGTTATCGTTTCTCCTGATATCGCAACAGCTCTCCAAGCTGCTGGACATCAATTCGTAAACTATGAGCAAAATGTAAATCCAGGAACTACTATGGCTGCTATTGGTAAACTTAATGGTACAATTGATGTATATCGTGACCAATATGCTACAACTTCATATGCCCTTGTGGGATATAAAGGACCAGGTGTTTCTGATTCAGGAGTTATTTATTCTCCATATATCATGGGTCTTCAAAATAGAGCAATCTCTCCTGATGATTTCTCTCCAAGAGTAGGTGTAATGTCTCGTTACGCAATCACCGATTCATTACTTGGTGCTGGTCGTTACTATAGATTGATTCCATTTATGAATGTGAATAAACTTATTCCAGGAGTTATCGGTTAATCT